ATTTTTAATCCATTACCATTTAATATAATAGGTTTATTAGCTGCTGTTTCGTAATAATCTACTAATTGAATTTGATCACCTATTGAAGGTGATGCAGGTAAAGTTACAGTTACTGAAGCTGTGCTTGTATTTACCATATATCCAACACCTACGGATGCTGTAAAATTTGTTGTTTGAACTGTTTGATTCCAAGTAAGTCCAAATCCTGAAGAAGTAGCACCACTAGCCAGTGTAACTGTATCACCAGTTGTGCCTACTGTAAGTGTGTTACCACTATATGATGCAATTTGATTTACTTTAAGTAAAGGCATTATTTAACTAGCTCCCAAGTTTTAGTGGATTCATTCCAATTATATATATTATTGTCATCAGGTTTAGCAACTGGGGCTTCCCAATTACAAGTTTGTTCATTTAATATCCAAGAATTAAAAGGTTTTTTAGGAATAAAAGCATCTCTATCTTCATCATAAGTAGCACCAATAGATGCATGATTTTTTCTAAAAGGAGTTCCTCCATTAAGATGAATTCCAGCGGCTGTATTATAAGATGTTTGTTTCCAAATAGGCCAACCGTATAATTCATTTAAAAATTGAATACCTAATTCTTCTCTTTCAACTCCATTTGAGTCTTTTAATACATCATTAACAACAGAAACAACTGCTATAACTTTATTATTTAATCCTATTTTTGCAAAACTAGCCATTATGCTGTATAACTCCCTGATCCGTTAAATTGTAAAATCGTACTACTACCAGATGTTGTAATTGTTGGTGAACCACTTGATGTACCTGAATATGAAGCAGTTGGAACGCTTAATATAACAACACCTTTTCCTCCTGCACCTGAAGAACTAACAGTTCCAGTACCATATAATCTTCCACCTCCACCTCCACCACTACCTGTATTTACAGTTCCAGCAGTTGCTGCAGTAGTTCCACTATTTGAACCTGCACCTCCACCTCCAGTACCTCCACTTGCGGCTGAAGTATCGCTTCTAGCACCCCCACCTCCACCTCCTGCTCTTGTAACAGATGAACCTGTTATTGAAGAAGCTGTACCAGCACCTCCTGTACCACCACTACCACCAGCACCAGCTACACCAATAGCACTAGAGCCACCTCCTCCACCACCAATTTCTGGTTCTGCTGTTGTACCAGCACCACCATTATTACCTTGACTTGGAGATGTACTTGGAGTGTTCCCAGAACCACCAGAACCAGCAGATGGTTGCCCAGAACCACCACCTCCACCAGAACCACCATTGCCTCCACTTAAAGCAGTACCACCTACTCCACCTGCTCCTCCACCAGCAGATGTTATTGTTGTTAATCCTGAACCTGATATTGAAGAATTTGAACCATTATTACCAGAACCACTTGTTACTAAAGCACCACCATCTCCTACTGTTACTGTAATTACTGTTCCAACAATTGCTGTTTGAGTAGATGTTCTATATCCTCCTGCTCCACCCCCAGCACCATGATTACAACCTCCAGAAGCACCACCAGCTATTACTAAAAAATCTATTGAATAGGGTATTGCTAATCCAGTTGTACTTTCTTGATAACCAGAATTAGGTAACCAACCTTGTGTTGAATCTATGTATGTTAATGATAACGCTTCTCTATCTTTAGAAGCTATAACACTAGAAGTTTGTCCCAAAATTTTATTACTATTAGGATTAATTGTTAAATTATTTGTGTCCCAAGTTCCTGCATAATCTAATAATATAATTGTATCTCCAACAGAAGGAGAAGCAGGTAGAGTTACAGTAAATGCAGATGAGGTTGTATTACAAGGATATAAATTTCCTTTGACTGCTGTGAATCCTGTTGTTTGAACTGATTGTGTTGTAAGACCAAAGCCTACTGCTGTTCCACTATTAGTTAAAGTAGCTCCGCTTGGTATAGTAATTGTTTGACCAGAAGCACCAATAGTTATAGTTGTAGTATTCGTCTGTGTTATTAAATTAGACGTATTATTATTTTTAATTGAATCTACTTGTAAAATTCCGCCCATATTAAATTACTACTAAACTTCCAGTTATTGTTTGTGTTCCTGTTATACTAACAGGTCCTGCTAATACTCCAGATTGCATTGTTTGAGTGTCTGTGAGTGTTGTTGCGTGTGTATTAACAAATGTTTGTGGATCCATTACTGGAGAAGGTGTTTCCTTCGCTGGTAATGAACAAAATATATCTTTAATTCCTGTACTAAAACTTACTAATGCACTTGCATTAGAACTAGATATTACTGTGTCTCTTGTAAAAGTAGTAGCGTTCGTTAAAGAGCCAATACCAACTTCCCACTGACTGCCTAAGGCAATCGTATAATAAGTTGAATTACCTGCTCCAACGCCAGAAGAAAAACTTTGAAAGCCAGTTTGGGCACCGCTTAATGTAACGGTACCCGTGCCGACTGTTGAAGTGGTTTCTTTGACTCTGTCATTAATAACAAACGCCATAAAACCAACCTTTAACTAATTCTTAATATTGCATTCGCTGATGTAAAAGCTGGAAACACAATTGTAAATGTTCCTGCTGTTGCTGTTTTATCTCCACCAAAACTTAAAGCACATACAGCTTTATTAGAAGCTGAAGTGTTATAAATTAAAGCGCCCGCTGCTGTTAGCGTAACTCCTGTGAATGATAAATCTGCAAAGTCAACAATTGCTACACCTGTATCAAGTGAAGTTAATTGTCCTGTTAAAACACCACCTCCAGCTGTATACTGACCAGTTGCTGTTACTTCATTAGTTGAAATATAAACAGTTGTTGATGCTGATAAGTTTGCTGCTGATGTATAAAGTGATAATTTAAAAGTGTTTCCACCTGTCGCTAAATTGTGTACGCCTTCTAAAATTTGTTGTTTAAAAGAATTACATACTGCTTGTACTATTGCCATATATTGTGCTCCTTATAGTTTATGGAGATGGTGAATTAATCTTAATTCTTAATGAACCATCAAAATACTCGTCTCTACGTCTTCTGCCTGTTTGTTCTAACGTAAATCCTTGTAATGCTGTATTATACTTGTCTTGGTACAATTTGTACATATCCATAGGGCCTTTTAGATATGCAAATGCTTCAACTAAACAAGCGTCTAATAATAATTCTGGAGCGTTTTGGCTAATGTAAGTTGTAGTATTAGTAGAACTTAAATTATCAGGTGTATAAACATAATCTAATGTTACTGCATAGGCTGCATCTGGTGTAGGTGCTACTTGTATAGAATTTTCTCTATACATTGAGTAATATTTAGGAAATCCACTAGACCCTGAACTATTATATTCAGTTATAAATGTATCGTCTCTTGGTTCTAATGATACTTGATTAGAAGATGAATTAGTTGCAATAACAGATCTAACTACTAAAGCTCTTCTAATAGTAGTCGTTCCTTCGTCTGTATTATCATCTGGTAAATTTAAATATTTATTACCAGAATTAAAACTTGATGTAGCATATTCTCTAGAATAGTCAGCATCAGCTTCTCTAAATATTTTATATTCAGCGTTTTTAATAAAAGTATCACAAAGACTATCGGATAATACTGATGAATCTACTTCTGTATAACTTCTTATATTAGATAATAATTCTGCGTATGTCATGATATTGTTATTGTTACATTTCCAACACTTGTTGTTGCAGATCTTAAATAATTAATTATATCTCCACTAATTCCAGGTTGCATTCCATTTGCTAAATATTGTCCTGGCCAATAGTATAAATCTAATTGTACTACACAAGCTCCACCTGGTCTAATATCTGCTCTTGGCATTAGTAATGCTTCAGGATCAGCTGGATGATATGGAGGATCTAATTGAGGATGCTTTGGTTCATATTCAGTAAAATGAACAACTGAACCATTCCATTCTTTTCTCATTTCTTTATATGGAAATTGAGCTCCACTTCTATCAGAAATTGCTAAAGATCTTTTACCACGTGCAAATGCCATTAGTATCTATCTCCAAAATAAGTATAAGGTGAAATAAATACAGAAGCTCTTTGAGAATCTTCTTCTAAAGCTCTTTGCATTTCATCTTCGTATAATAATTTTAAATCTTGTATTCTTTCTGGTGCATATTTTTGTGCAATATAAAAAGCAAGTCCAGAAACCATTGCTGGTAAAAATCTATAAGGTAAATCTGCTTGATTAGTATAAGCACCTGCATCTTGAATTCTTTGTATGTAATAATATTTTAAATAAGTATAAGTTGTACAATCTGGAGCAAGATATAAATTAATAATTGGATTAAGTAGTCTATTCACATAATATTGTGAAGGCTGACCCGTCTGTCCTTTATTAGGAAGTCCTGCATAAGCAGATCTATCAATCTTATTTAATGAAATATCGTTTGTACTTGAAGTTACTGTTTCAGAGGTTGATACATAAGCCTCTAATACATCACTACAATCAGAAGGAGTGTTGTAGGCTATTGTACCAGAAACCATTAACTGGTTTTTTAATTGTATCTTCCAAAGATGAACACCTCTGTTCCCCCACTCAGAAAATAATAAATTTAAACTTCTTCTTGATGATTTTAAATCGTAACCTTTTGTATTACGAATGCCACATCTTTCATACGCCTCTTCTATGACGTCATCAATATCTAAATTAAATGTAGTTGTGCCAGATGTAGACATAGGTCACGACCTTACTTTTTCTTCTTCATTACAGCTTTTCCTTTTTTAGCTGTTATTTTTCCTGTAAGCTTATAAGAATTGTGTGCGCCACCCATTGGTTGTTTTGCTGCCATATTAAAATACTCCTTTAAAGATTGTTTTTTTTACTTGTATTTCTTTTTGCCCTCTAACAGAACCACCTTCTACCATTTTCTTTTTAGGAAAACCTTTTTTCATATTTGAAAAGGCTTCTTTAGAAACTGTAGATTTAGATTTTGGACGACTTATACCCAAACGTTTTCTTCTATTTATGTTTGCGTATAAACCCTGTTTCTCCATAATGGAAAATTATATCACTATTGAATAGTATAATCTACTTCTTAGTTCTTTTGCTTTTACGCATAGCTTTTGATGGTTTAGCTCCTCTAAGCTTTCCTTCTATTTGCTGTGGTATTGCTGATCTTCCTATAGCCATAATTATTTCATTGGTGTGTATATTATTTTATTACCATCTTTTTCTGCTTTTAGATACTGTCTTCTATTAGCACCATAAGCATAACTACAATGGACCCATCCGCTATTTGGATCACTTTCGTTCCAAAATTCTAATATACATTGATCCCAGTCTAAACTTCCAACAATAAAATCAGCTACTTCTTTATTGTGTACTCCAAATATTTCAAAATCTGCAGCTTGACCTTTAGTATGTTGACTCTTGGCACTTGAACCTATAGCTTCACAAAGCGCTGCTGATCTATACCCAGAACTTATAATAACTGCTTTATTAAAATAATCTCTTACTGGTTGTATAACATTATTACACAATAATTGAAGATTAAATATTTGTTCTTCATTTGGTGTATTATCAATTCCAAGCCTCACCGCTTCTTGGGATTTTAAAAATTCTTCTAATGTAAAACTTTTACTTAACTGTGCCATATTCACTCCTTATTCGTTTTATTATTTCTATTACTTTTTTTTCATATTCTTTATTAGTAGAAAAGTTATCTAAAGCTCCTGCCATTCTTATAGGATCTCCATTAAGAGTCCATTCTCTAATTTTTCTAAACTCTGAATATACACTTTTTGTATTTAAAATGTCTATATAATTTTTAACAGAATCACATTTATGTTGGAATGTTCTAACTCTCCATTCAATAGATTCATGTTGTTTATAAGGTAGCATTCCTTCTTTAGACCATATTCTAATACCATATAGATTATTACCTTCTTTAGCAAAACGACTTTGCCCATAGTCACTTTCAACTATAGCTTGGGCTAACATTAATTCTCTATTTATTCTTTGATTATAAGGGAGGTCTAAGTAGATGTAGTCTATACACTTGTTTAGGGCTTGAATGAATTCTTTGTTATTATGATATTCAAACCTTGGAGGACCAAAACCTAGGTTATTTTTAACCCAGGTGATTATGGCCGATTCTGTCTTTTTCTTTGCTATTGGGTTTGGAAAAAATGTTCCTAACAAAAAAGCAGCTAAAGTTATTATTACATATTTTAATATTATTATTTTTAATTTCATAACATTTACGTTGATCTAATAAGCAGTACTTAACTGCTAGTTTGTTAATATAATTATTTGCTGCAGCTACAGCTTTTGTTTTCGTCATTAGATTTTAGCTTTACACCAGCTAAAAGACCTATAAATCCCCCGACTATAGTTTGAAATGCAGGGCCAATCAATTTAAATATTTCATTATTGTCTACTTTTGTATCAAATAGACCTACCATAAGAGTCATAACCATACTTAATACAACAATACATAAAGTCATTGTTACTAATGTAGTTACTACAAATGTTAATTTTTCTTTATTCATTTTTTTCTTCTTTTATTATATCATAAAAAAACTTATCTGTGTCTTCTGTAATTAATCCTTTATTTTCAACATTCCAAATTGTAGTTTGGACTTTATAATCAGGTACAGATGATGAAGTAGTAAAGCTAGGGATACTCCACAAAATACGATTATTAGGCATAACTGCATAATTACCGTTATCAAGAGACAATACATGTCCACACTTATGTTGATCAGGAATTTCGGAATGTTCAGTATCCAAGATATTACTTTCTGGGTGTGCCCAATCCACAGTGAATAAATATTCTCCATAATAAAGTTTATTTTTACTAAAATATTTGCAACGTTGACCTTTTAAAAAATCAAAAACAGTAATACTAGGATAATAACTAAATGAATTCCATAACTGAAGATCTTCGAGATCTTGAGATT